CAGCCCCAGCCTCTGTGGCTGTCGCAAATGGTGCGATGGCAGGTATGGATTTCAATGCTCCAGCAGCCTTGGCAATAGCCGTAGCTGGACCTGAAACAATTCCATCCTTGTTTGCAATGTCTACTTCTCTACCTGACTGTGCGGTCAAAGTGTCGGCGTCAACGCTCGTAAGAACGGACAAGCCAACATCTTCGATCCATGCAAAAACGGATACTGTCACTTGATCAGTGGCACCGTTTGCATGTTTCAACGGATTAATTGAACGAATACACATTCTCCCCAGTTCACTCCAAGCAGCATCTGCTACATTGGTGTAGTTCCGGTAATTGAAGAATGGTAACTTCAATGTTCCACCTGTCGACGTTGTGGGATCAAGATATATGTGAGGCCGCTGTGAAGCTGCCACCACGTCTTGTCTCACTAACGATCGATTTGTGGTGAAATCATCAAATGGCTCCAATGGATTGTAAGCTGCAATAGCTCTTCCATATTGGAAACCATTTCCGTTGATGACAATCTTAATATTTAGGACCGCTTTCATCAAATGAAAGTTTGTGATCCTATTTATAACCCTAGGGTTATTCAAATACAAGGACCAGGGGTCAAACTCGTTAAACAAGTTGGCTCCTGTTCCCCACTCAATCTCTCTAATCTTGATTGGACGGGAAAAGAAATTCCCGAGCTTAGCATCATCTAGATCCATTAGGGACCTAGTGGGGTCCATAACCCCCTCGGCATCGTATGAATAAGGCGTAAGCTGATCTTTAAATGACACATTTTCATGTGCATCATCAGATCGCTTCATAATCGACCCTTCCATACCCGATTGTGCAACCAAGACTTCTTCTGCCACTGGCAAAATTGGTCTTTCCAACTCAAGTAGAGGCGAACTGCAATTACCTTTATCGGTAACTTGAGCTTCCACAGTTCTTGGACTCTGCAACGAAACATCGTTATCAGCGTCCCGACAAATTTCTATGATACATTTACTTGTACATTTTTGTCCAATCGATTTGTTTTACCCATCATCTGTTACGATTATGCAGAGTGGGCCGGCACGTTTCTCACGGAACCTTCCGGAGACTAAAACATCTCGCAAAGCCTACACAGCTAGACAACGTCCAATTCTAGCGTATGCGGTATCCATATACGAAATGAGGAATTTGCTAAGCCTCAGTTCCCAACTGGCACTCGTTTTACGCCTGAGTTAGGCGGAGCTGTTTAAAACAAGCACGCTTCTGCTACCATCTTCTGGAAGCCTTCATCTAGACTATCAGAAGCAATGGAAAGCCAACCAGAAAGTGATTTCTCACTCCTGGCAACTGGCTTCCATCCATTGAACGTGTAAATACACGACAAAATGTTAGCTTGAGGTTGCAATATTTGCATAACCTTGAAA